ACCGCCGGGAACGCCCACACGCCGAGCTGCGCGAACATCTTCGCCGCGCCGGCGGCGATATATTTGATCGTGTTGACCGTCTGCAGGAGGGCGTAGGCGCGCTCGGCCGCTTCCATCGCCTTGTAGGCGGTCGAATGCTGCTTGAAGAGCGACTTGATCCCGTCGAGGGCGGAGGCGACATTGCGGGCGCGAAGCGTCGCCAGCTCCTGGTCGGCCTGCGCCTGCGTCCGCTCGCCGGCCGCGACCTGCTGGCGCAGCTGCTCCTCGGCCTCACCATATTGCGCCAAGTCGGCGAGGATGTTGCCGATCACGCCGCCCGCCTTGCCGAACGACGCCGCGAGCGCATCGCCGGCCACCTTCGCCTGGTCGGCGATGTCCTTGAGCGTCTGCAGCAGCTGCTTGCCGAGGTCCGGCATGTGGCCGAGCATGTCCTCGAGGCCGGGCATTTTCTCGCCCTTGTCTTTCCCCGCCGCGATGATGTCGGCGCCGACGGCGAGCGGCTTGGCGAAAAGCGCGTCACGCGCCTTCTTGAGCCGCTCGTCGGCGGCCGCTTCTGCGTTCGCCGCCGCGGCGCGCGCGTGGTGCCCACCGGTCAGCGCGCGGGTCGTCGCGTCGTCCGCGGTCTTCAGCGTCGCCGCTTCCGCGGTCACCCGGTCGTCGCGGATCTTGCTCGCCCGCTGCGCGATCTGGTCGAACGTGTTTTCGGTGGCGTTGAAGATGCTGTGGAAGGTGCCCGACACGTCGGCGCCGATCGACGCCATCGTTCCGGCGAAATTGTTCTTGATGCGGCCCAGCGCGACGTCGGCGAAATGCGGCAGCGACGTGCCGAAGATCTTCTCGATCGCCTGGCCGAGAAGGCTGGCGTTGACCGCGTCGGTCAGCCGGTCGATCCCGTGAATGCCGAAGTTGATCAGGCTTTCGATTGCCGCGACGCCAAGGTTCGCCGCCGCGGCCACCCCGCCGCCGACGATCGCCGGCAGCCGCGTGATCACGTCGGCGGTGCCCTTCACCATCGCGCCGAACGCGGCGAGGATGATCGCCACCGAGAATTTGCCGAACTCGCCGATCTCGTGGAACGCCTTCGAGAAGAAGGAGCTGATCGAAACGGCGTTGATTCCGGCCTTCTCGGCCAGCACCTGGAAGGTCGCTTTGGTGACGTCGCCCCAGGTGACCGTCGTGTCCTTGAGCTTCTTGATCTGCGCGTCGGTCAGCCCGAGGTTGGCGATCAGCTGTTTCGCACCGGGGTCGGTCGCTTCGGCGGCCGCCTTCACGTCGGCGAATGCGGCGATCAGCACGCCCAGGGTGAGGGCGATGCCGCCGACCACGACGGCGAGGGGACCGAGGGCGGTGGTCTCGGCCGCTGCGGCGGCTGCGGATGCCGTCGCGGCTTCGGCCGCGGCGGAGGCGGCCGCTTCGTTCGCGATCGCGGCCTTGCCGGCGGCGACCTCGACCGCGCGATAGGCGGCGACGAGCCGCTCCTGCGCGGCGGCCTCGGCTTCCGCGCTGGTCGCGCCCTCGAGCTCGGCCTTGGCGAGCGCTGCCTGCGTTTCCTTCGCGGCGAGCGCCGCCGCTGCGCGCTCCGCCGTCCGGCTCACAGCCTGCGCCGACGCCGCGGAAGCCGCGGCCGTCGCCTCGAGCTCCGTGTCGCGCGTGACCTTGATGATGCCGGTGAGTGTCAGGAACTGCGCGACCAGGCCCTTGAGCCCGCCGTTCGAATATTGGATCGCGGTCGAAAAGCGGCCGATCTCCATCGCGAAGGCCCGCACCGGGTTCGCGCCCGCGGCGAGCTGCGCGCCGACGTTCCGGGTGATGTGGAACATCTCCATCATCGCGATGTTCGAATTGGTCGCCGCGCTCCCCATCGAGCGGATCCCGCCGGCGCCCGTCATCGCCGCTCGCGCCATCTTCTGCGCCGAAGAGGCCGCGGCCGCCGCCGCGGCAACCGATCCCTTGCCGAGCTGGTCGAACGAGCTCGCTGCGCCGCCCGTCGCCTGGCCGATCGCCTGGCGCATGTCGGCCATGTCGCGCTTCAGGCGCGCGACATCGGCGACCAGCTGGATTTCCAGCGTCGCTCCGGATGCCGATACGCCCATCGTGCGGGTGACCTTTCGTAAAGAAGGACGGCCCGCCGGATCGCTCCAGCGGGCCGCTCAATGTCAGCGTTTCTTCGGTCCCTTCGCGGGGCCGGCCATGATCAGCGCCTTGAACCCGACCCGGAGCTGCCGCGCGACTGCCGCGCGTCGTTCCTCCGACATCGGCTCCGCCTCCCACGGCGAGGGGCAGTCCGGCTTCTCCGCCTTGCGCATGAAGGCGCAAAACTCGCGGCTGAGCTCCACGATCATTCGCGACTGCCACGGCGGCAGCCTTTGGGCCGAGCAATATTGCCAGGCCTCGAGGTCTCGCCACGACAGCGGCACCAGGCCGAAGCCGCCCGAAAGCGCCGGGCCGATCTCGAGCAGGCGCTCGATCAGGAAGGGCGCCGGGCATTCGATTGCCGGCGGTTCGATGCCCGCCGCTTCCATCTGCTCACGCCGCGTCAGCCGGTTCTCGTCGCGTTTGGAGAGGTCCTTGTTGTCCGCGGCGGGAACCGCGCCTAGCCAGGCGAGGCCTCGGACGACGAGCTTGAGTTCGTCGCCGAGGTCCCGGTAAAATTTCCCCAGTCTCCCACGAACCGCTGGACCTGGTCGGTGATGAAACCGACCGAGCGGTCCATGTAAAGCGCGCGGTACAGCGCCTTGCCGGTCGCTTCGCCCGCTGGCGGATAGGAAAAGCCGTTGAAGCTGACGGTGATCGCGGCGAGGAAGTCCGCCTGCTCGGAGCGCTGCTCCTCGGCTGAAAGCTCGGTCTTGCCCTTGCGCTTCAAGCGCTCGACGAGGCGGTTTTGCCGCTTTCCCTCGGCCTTGGCGAACGGCTCCGATCCGGGACCGTAGAGCGTGATCGAGAGCTGCTTCTTGTCCTCGCCCAGCAGCGGCGCTTCGTTGGCGTCGGTGAGCTCGAGCGTTGCGGTCTCGGCGACCGCCGTCTTGGTGATGTCGAACATAGTTTCCTCACGGGTTCGGGGTCCGCGCAAAGTAGTACTTTGCGGGGTGCCCTCTCGGGTGAGCCGATCCGCCGCGGGCCCGTGATCCAACGGCGGACCGGCTCATAAGAAAGGCCGCTCCCGCGAAGGAGAGCGGCCGAAATCGCGTCACGGCGCGAATTGGTTACCGACTTACGGCGCGTCGACCTCGACGACGCCGACGCCGGCGGAGTTGGTCGTCAGCTCGAGCTTGATCGCGGCCTGGGTGACGTTGTCGACGCTTCCGACGCTGGTCTTGAAGCTCATCACCTGCGCCTGGAAGTAATAGATGTCGCCGTTCTGCGTGACGATCTTGAACGAATAGTCGCTGTCGGACTGGGCGGCGGCCTTGCAGATGATCTGGCCCGCGTCGTCGGTGTCGAGCGCCGCCTTGAGGTCGATCGACCCCTCGTTGAAGCTGCCCTTCTTCTTGACCGTCCCGCGCGAACCGAGCGGGTTGTGCGTCACCAGCGCATAGTCGCGGCCGAACTCGCCGAGGTCGGTGACCTCGCCGATCGCGGTGAACGACAAAGCGCCGTAGCCGGCGGAATTGTAGGTTGCGGGCTGGGCGGCGCAGATCGCGATCGTGGACCCCGCCGAAGTACGTGCGGTCATTTCGTTACTCCTTGGTCAGGTTTGCCCGCATGACCTGCGGGCGGGGCATCGCCGATCGCTCGGCGAATTCTTGTTCAGCGCGCTTCGTTGAAGCTCACCATGAAATCGTGGCTGCCGATGTGGATCGACGCCTGCTCGTCCGTCACGTCAGGGCCGCCGCCGAGCGTAAGCACGCTGACTTCGGTCGCGCCGGCAATGTCGCCGGTGAAGTCGGCGGCAGCCGCCTTTACGGCCTTGAGGATCGCTTTCTTGCGCGGATAGGTCGCGGCCATCACGGTGACCTCGACCCTTTCGGTGACGTGCCGCTTTGCCGTGGGTGAGGGTGCGAACCGATTCCGGTCGACCGAGGACACCGTGCCGAGCCCGATCGCGTCGAGCGCCGTCCCGGTCCCGAGCGTTGCAGCCTCGATCCTGTCTGCCGGCACCAGCGCCGTCAGCTGCTCGTCCGCCTGCAGCAGCGCGCGGATGATCGCAACACCGTCCATTTACGCCGCCTCCTCGAGGTCGACTTCGACCGTGGGCGCCCGGATCGTGCCCCAGCTCAGATAGCGCGTCAGATAGTCGCCGACCGCCTGCACCGCGGCTTCGGCCTTCGTGTCGATCGCCGGGCGGAAGAACGGGCGCGGCGCCAGGCCGGGATGCCACACGCGCTTGCCGACCGGCACGCCGTTGATCACCAGGCTGTCCTTCCCGGCATGCACCCAGATCTGATGGGGCAGCACGCCATATTCCATGAAGATGCCGAGGAAGCGGTGCTTGCCCCGAAGCCTGACCTTGGCGACGACTTGCCCCGTACTCTTTCGCGTCCCGCGGACCGACTTGATCGCGGCCGCCATCGCGCCGCTCTTCTTCGCCGCCAGCAGCCGCGCTTCGTCGCGGATCACGTTCGCCCCCGCGCCGAGCCCGTTGCGGAGGATCTTCGTCTCGACCTCAAGCGGCAGCTGCTGCAACAGAGCGTCCAGCTCCTTGCCGCCCTTGATCGAATAGCTAATCACGGCTGCTGGCCCTCGGTGGACAGGGCCTCGACCATGATCTCCAGCCCAACGCGCCGGCCGAGCATCGCCGGCCCCGCCACGATCCGCATCTCGACCCCGTCGATCCGCACCCGGTTCGCCTGGCTGACATCGTCGCGCCAGCGCATCCGCACCCGCGCCGGGCGCTTGGTCACGGTCATTTCGGCCGCAAGCCGATCGGCGCGGCTCGG